CCAACCAAACAGGATGCAGTCGCCGTAACAGCCGATACGAAGAAAGCCAGTGTGGCCCAAACGGCTGATGCAAAGAAGGCACAAGTCGCAGCACAGACCGGTGTGCCTTCCTTGGATCAGCTGTACAGCGCCACACTGGCACGCAACTCGGGTGTGGGTAATCAGACCTTGCCTAGCCAGGAGCTGGCAGACCTGAATAGCCTCACGCCCTACGACCTGGCCAAGAAGTATGGCTTCAGTCGTGCACAGGACATGATCAACGGTCAGCTTCAGGCACAGGGCGCCACGCAGACCGACATCAACACGCAACGCTCCTTGCCACAGGCGGCAGGTGACTTCGCTACGGGTGTAGGCCTGGGTGTCGCCAACTCGGTGGGTGGTGTGGGTGCATTGGCTGCGGGCCTGGTCAGCAAGCGTGCAGGTACGGCAGTGGCATCCGGCATCAAGGCACTCAACGATGTGGTGCAGCAGAACCTGCAATCCGATGGGATGAACGCCCATCGGCAAGTCAATGCTGCCCGGAACGAACTGGGGTATCGGGACAGTGAAGCGGAATACGATCGAACCAAGGGAACGGACGGTGAGTTTATGGCCGGTCTGCGCCGTATCGGCAAAGATGCGGCCACCGCTGTCGGAAACGCTGTCACGGATCCTACAGTCGCCTCCGATGGTGTGGCACAGGGTATCGGTTCACTGCTCACCGCTGGGCCGATTGGTCGTGGTATCTCGCTTGGCGCCAACGCTCTAGTCGGTGGCGTGGCTCGCCGTGCACTGGTCGAAGGCGCCATTGCAGCGGATGCCGGTGCAGGCGGTGCTTCGGCGCTTCTGGGCCGGGCCGCTACTTCTCCCCTTGGCTCCAAGGTGCTGGACTTCGCCAAGCATGAAGGCGCCACGATGGCCGGCATCGGTGCCACGGAAGCCGGTGGTGCTTACCAGCAGAACGCAGCGGACGTGATGGACATGAAGTTCGAGGATCTGCAGAAGACCTCGCCCATGTTCAACCAGCTCGTCGAAGATGGCATGAAGAAGATGGGACCGAATCCGACGCCGGAACAGGTCACTGCCCTTCAGGAAGAGGCTCGGCGCACGGTAGCCAATCGCTCCGGCCTCCTTGCCGCGGCCATTCAGGCACCGCTTGCAACCGCTACCGGTGCACTGGTCTCGAAGTTCGAATCGGCGCCGCTCAAGATTCCGACGCTGCGTCAACTCGGCCAGAACATTCTCAAGGAAGGCACCGAAGAGACGATCCAGTCGGGTACGGGTCAGGCGGCACAGAACATCGCCACCAAGCAAACCGCTAACGATCAACAGGATCTGCTGCAAGGTGTCGGTGCGCAGGCGGGTCTGGGTGGCCTATACGGCATGGCCTCGGCAGGCGTGGTGTCTGGTCCTGGTTCCATCCTGAGCTCGAGCACCCGTGCGGCACTGGGCATCAGCAACAAGGCGGTGGAACTGGCCGGCAAGCGAGGCGATCGGATCATGGCCGAGAACGAGGCGAAGTCGCCGGTCTCGGATCAGTCCATTGCCACGGCAGCCGCTGAAGCGGTGCAGAACGCACCGGCAGCGGCACAGGCCGCAACGGATGCGATTGACAAGTCCGATCTCACCCCGAGCCAGAAGGAAGAAGCGCACTCCTACGTCGAACAGGCCAAGGGGGTGGTGCACTTCGATCCGGCAGAAGTTCAGGGCATGCCAGAGGTGATCCAGCGTGCTGCTGAAGGACAGACTTCCCGTCTGCAGTTTTTCCAGAACCTCGCCAACGAAGCCAAGAATCCGAAGAACTCGGCACAGGAGCAGGCGCTGGCCCTTGCTACGCTTCAGGCCTCCATCGACGGTGTGTTGGGTGAGAAGGGCATCAACATCGCCAGCGCTGAATTCAATGCGCTGCCCGATACGCACGATGCCAAGCTCTTCACGGGTGATGTCGCAGAACTGTGGACCAAGTTCCAGCAGTCACCGGCAGGCAAGACGGCCAGTAACGAAGAGCGTGCAGCGAAGACGGCTGAGCGTGTGGCGAAAGAGAACCTCACGCCGGAACACTTCGACACACCGGAAGGTCAGCAGGCAGTCCAGGCCAACATTGCCGCGGCACAGTTGAGCCCGCAACACTCGAACCGGGCGAACAATGAGCTGATCCTGAACATGGCGGCAGCGGGCAAGATCACGCTCGACAACCGTCAGAGTGCAGCGCTGCGCATTGCCAACGCCATTCTGGGTGAACAGGAAAAGCACCAGGCTCAGTTGAAGCAAGTCGGTGCGAAGTCGGCTTCAGACCTGGTCAGCCACCAGGTGACGGTCAACGAAGGTTCGCCAGAAGGTGCGGAGTCGGCCAAGGAGCACATGGACGCCATTCGTTCGGCGTATGGTCGAGGTGACTTCAAAGGTGCCAAGGCTGCTTTGCTCGGATTTCAGAACTTTGTCCAGAGCCAACAGAACAAGATCCGTGCGGTGAACACCCAGATTGCGACGCACGGCGGGAATGCGAATCCGAACAACGCGCTCCACTACGATGCTGCTTTGCAGGACAAGTCCGGGTTCCGCAAGAGCGACAAGCCCTTTGGCGTGTCGGTTCAAGGCAAGCGTGCGGCCAACTCCATCGGCTTCGTTCAACAGGTAGCGGCTGAAACTCAAGCGCTCACCGGGATTCACAACGCACTGGCTACGGCTTTTCCGGAGCTGGGTGTTAAGCATGTGGAGTCAGTTTCTCTGGATCCGTTGCTCTCCGATGCGCATCCGTCTAAGGTGGCAAAGGAGTTCGCTGACGGTACTCGGGGCAAGAAGCAGGACAAGCCCTCTGCAACCGAGCCGGTTAAGGAAAAGGAATCTGCCGCACAGTCTAGTAAACCGAGCGCCCCGGATGAAGCCCCGAAACAACCGGTTACGTCTGCGCAACAGTCGGCACCGAAGGATGCAGTAAAAGAGACGACCAAGCCAGCAGAACCGGTAAACGATACGTCGAGCCAGAAGGAAGAACCGGCTCAGCCGCATGACGTGGCGCAGGAACGTGAAGCCCTGATCAACCGCAAGATCGCCGGTCCCCTCACGGTGCAGGAAGAAGCACGCCTGCGTGAGATCGATCAGGAGATTCATGCGGGCGTGAACAAGGGTCTCGAGCGAGATCTGCCGACTGTCGGTGAGTCCGATGGCAAGGGCGTGTCTGCGCTCTACCCGAATCTCATCGTGCCGGTCGGTGGCAACTTCTTTACCCGTGCCTTCCGTCTGCCGAGTGAAGCTCGCTCGAAGCTGGCCGGTGTGGAGAAGCCCCTTGAACAGGTGCGGGATGCGCTGAACACGGAACCGAACTTCCGTGCGGCATCGGGCAAGAGCACGCGTGGTTTCGATGACAAGACTCGGGCGGCGTACCGCTATCACCTGAGCTTTGCGCCGAAGATGGTGGCCGCATTCAATGAGCATCTGCAGGCCATGCTCAAGAAGAGCACCAATGCACAGGACATCGTCTCGGGTGCCAAGGATCCGAACCGCTATCGCAATGGCAAGCTGCTCAACATCGCCGAGGAAACGGAAGACGGTCTGCGTCTGAACCAGTCGCTGGCTGAAGCTGCAGCACTGGCCGGTCTGCAATGGGTGCTCGGTGCGCAGAACAATGCCTCGCACTATGACACGATGGACATCGCCAGCATCTTCGGTGTACGTCCGGACCAGGTGACCGAAGAGATGGAGAACCATCTCAAGTCGGGGTCGGCCCGCATCGAAGGCTATTCCTCCCTGGCTCAGAAGATCCAGACCTACTGGGGACTGGCCTCCGATCCGAACATGGATGTGGCCTACACCCACGGCATTCTGGATGCCATGGCTGCCGAAATTCTCGACACCATGACCGATCCGGAAACGGGTCTGAAGCTCAGAGACGGCACACCCTTCGTGCGTGAAGTCACCAAGACGGTGGACGTGCGCACAGGTGAAATCGTCGACACGCGGGAAGTCGCCAAGGATGGTGAGATCCCGAAGGCTTTCACGGGCAAGAACTACAAGTCCATTCCCGTGCTGCAGACGCCGGCACTGGAAAAGTTCGGCGCCTTGCAGAAGCTGCCCGATGCGATCGAGCGGGTGATTGCCACGAAGCCTGAGCTGAGCCACTACCTCGATGGCGAGCTGCCGACGCCGCCCAAGGAGCAGATGCGTAATCCCGGCGTGAAGCTCACGGATGAGCAAAAGCAGATGATCGCCAACGAGACCGACACCGTCCACAAGCTGGATATGGATTCGGTGGCGCTCTTCCGTGCGATTGACCGTGACTGGATGGCGAAGATCTTCGGCCCCGGTGACATCGATCCGAAGAAGCTGAACAAGAACGATCTGAACTCCCAGGAAGGTCAGAAGCTCTCGATCACGGGTGCTTTCGATGCGTTCCTCGATCTCACGGCGCAAGTCGAAGATCATGCTGCAGCCAACGGCAAGGAGCCAGGGGAGGTGGAGATCCGCTACGGCTACAACGTCTCGAAGGTGGGACGCTTGCAGATGCTCGGCGCCTTCAATCCGCAGGCTTCCAAGTTGATGCGCCATGCGGTGCTGCCCACCGAATCGACGCTCGAGCTGACGAGCACCAAGGGGCAGCAAGCCTGGTGGCTGGGTGTGGCACAGGGGCTGGGCGTGAAGGTGCACAACATGACGCCGGAGATGGCCCGCACCGAGGCCGAGAAAGCACTGGCCGGCAAGTACGCCGTGCCGCTTTCGATCATGAAATCGTTCCTTCAGAGCGGCAAGCTGGAGCCAGAAGACCTGGAAAACCTGCATGCTTCCCTTGGCTCAGGGGCATCGTTTGCTGCGCTCTACGCTGTGCTGCAACAGGCCAAGTACGAGCTGGCGCAACAGAACGGCGATGATCTGTCGAAGTTCAAGACCAAGCTCTATCTGGAAGCCGATGGCAAGACCAATGGTCCGATCATGGCCATGGCCATGTTTGGCCGCGGCAAGATGACGGCCAATGAAGTCATCAACCTGTCCCGTGGCGGTGTGCTCTTTGGCGACAGCCAGACGAACACGGCAGGTCTGCAGTTCATCAAGGATCCGATCGATCTGTATAAGGCCACAGCCAACAACCTGAACCAGACCCTGAGCGAGTTGCTGCAGGAAACTTCGGGCATGGATGCCGATGTGCGTGAGCAGCTTGCACACCTGCTGAAAGTGATGAATGTGCTGCTGGGCGATAACGTCATCAAGTTCGATGGCAGCACCGGTGTGGAGATGGGCCGGGACATCGCCAAGAATCCGCTGACCGTGACCATGTATTCGTCAGGTCCGAACGGCATTGCCAACAAGATTGCCGGCATGCTCACGGACGCCGTCTATGCGCAGATGTCCAAGGCGCTGCAAAACAACTGGAAGATCGGCGAGCTCTTCGGTCCTGAGCAGAAGGAAAAGAACGAGATTCTCAACACCTCGCTCAAGGCCTTGATGGACCGGGTCGTGGACAAGGGTGAGACTGACGAACTGATCCTCGCTGAGAACAAAGAGCGGGACACGAAGAACCAGAAGATGACGGAGTTCACTTTTGGTCCGATGGATCGTCTGACGATTCAGAAGAACATTCGTATGCTCTTCGTCGATCCGATGCGCGCTTCCATCGGTGCGGTGGTGGGGCAGGACGTGTTCGATGCCATGCAGATGGTGCAGCAGGCCACGCAAGTTCAATCGATCTTTCAGGAATACGCCTACAACCAGGCCGTGGACGCAGCCCTGAAAGCACGACAGGATGACCCGAAGGCAACCGACTACCGCAAGGGGGACTACCTCTCGCAGAAGCAACTGGACGAGATCCAGAAGTCAGTCCGCAATCTCTCACCGTACATCGAGGCACCGGGCCAGACGTTCTACATGTCGGGCAAGCAGCGGGTCACGCCCCAGGTGGATTCCTTTGGCTCAGCGCTCTCCGACCGCTACCGTGCACCGGCTGTGCTCAATGGTCCGGGCAATATTGGTGTGGCCGGCCCCGCCTCGATCAACATCGGCATGGGTGATGGCCGCATGATCCAGTCGTTCTCGACGATGCCGGGTGTGGTGGGCAATCACCTGAACATTTTCGACGGGATTCACTTCGCGCTCTCCGACATCGAGCAGGGGTCGAAGCAGGCCAACGAGGCAGCATGGACGGCGATGACGGGCAATCCGTTGAAGGCCGTGAACCGTGCGTACCAGACGTTCCTCGAACACATCCCGGCGACTGAAGTCACCTTCGGCTCGGATCTGCACAAGGCACTGGTCGCAGCACTCTATGGTCCGTTCGCGGCCACCGACAAGGGACTGAAGCGCAATCCCCCGGCGAAAGTCATCGCAGCCCTGCAGACGCTGGGTGAGGATCTTTCCTCTGGCTCCGATGCGGTGGACGCTCGTCACCGTGCACTGATGCGGGTCAACGTCACCATCGACCAGATGGCCGGCGCCAGCTCACCGCACCGTATCGGTGGCAAGGAGAGCATCGATGCAGCGGCGTCTCCTGACGAGATCGCAGCCCGCATCACCGAGCTCACCGCTGAAGAGCAGGCGAAGATCGATGCGCAAAACGAGAAGGCACCACGAACCAGTGAAGCCCTGAACACGGGTCTGGCCGCAGCTGGCGAGCCGCACCGCACGGGTGTGAAGATCTGGCGCTTCGATGGGGTGAGAAACCTCATCGGCAATGTGCTCAAGCGTCTCCCGCGTGAACAGGCGGTGATGCTGGAGTCCATTGCACGCTCGATGCAGGCAGATGGCTACACGCTGATCCACGGCAACCGGGAGCAGCTCACCGCCTACAACGAGTCGCTGGGTGCGATGAAGGTCGATGCAGCGAACCTGGCCAATCCGAACGTGCAAGGCTTCACGATGCCGGGCCGTCAGCAGGTCTGGATCGTCAATCCGTCTTCGGAGACACTCACGCACGAGCTGATCCACGCTGCCACGATGAATGCCGTGCTCGCTCATTACAACGGCGAGAACCTCGGCAAGCATCACGCACAGGTGACTGAAGCGATCCAGAACCTGGAAACGCTGATGCAGCAGTTCCTGGGTCTGAATGACGACATCGACTCGCTGCCCCGTGAGATGCAGGTGGCGTATCACAACGCCTTCACCGCCATCAACACGGCGCTGAACAATCCCGATCTCGATCCGGCCACCCGTTCGGCTGCGGCACTGAACGAGTACATGGCCTGGGGTCTGGCCAACCAGCAGCTCGCAGCGCTCCAGAAGAAGGTCGATGCGCATCCGCTGGTGAAGATGGCCCAGTCGGTGATCGACTGGCTGCGTCAGATCGTCTTCGGCAAGCAGCTGGTCAAGACGCCGGGTGAGGACATGTTCAGTCACCTGCAGTTCAACACGCAGGTGGTCCTCACGGCTCAGCCGACCATGGGTCAGATGATGCGCGACACCGTCCTATACCAGAACGCCCAGTACGGCAATGATCAGCGTCTGGCTGAGCTCGGTGACATGTTCGACCGCACCATCACCAACTGGGTGGCCGATGCCAAGGGCAACGTGCCGGAGATGCTGCGCCGTCAGTACGAGGCCAAGCATCTGGCACAGCAGCAAGGCACACGCCTGTCCAACGCATTCGCCACGGTCTTCCCGATGACGTTGCAGGAGAAGACCACGTTCCATCAGATCGTGGCCGGCCTCGTTACTGAAGCGCACTTCGATCCGAATGTGCTGGCTCGCATGCACCAGCTCTGGTCGCTCGTGAACAAGCATCTCGATGCCACGATGATGGAGGATCCCAACGAGCTCGATCCGAACCAGCGTCGCCATGACGCTCAGGAAAAGGTCGATGCGATCCGCGGTGACATCTTCGAAGAGTACGACTCGAAGGGCCGTTCGACGCTGCTGCCCACGTTCATGGCGCTGGCGATGACCAACGACCACTTCCGCAGCGTGCTGGCGAAGATCGCCACCGAGAAGCAGGCTCGCTCGGATGCGGAGTCCCGTGTGGATCAGGCGCTGGAGAACTTCGCCACTGACACCCTCGATGCACTGGGCCGGCGTCTGTCGGGTGAGCGCAAGAGCCCGGATGTGCTCGCAGCGATGGATGCGCTCTCGGCACGCTTCGTGGATCTGGCACAGGAGCGCCAGACGGCCATGGACCTGTACCTGAAGAATAGCGGCGGGGTCATCGACTCGGCCAATGACTATATGGTGCAGGGCATGGGCGATCTCGCTCGCTTCCTGGTTCAGAAGGCGGACAAGATCGACACGCAGACCAGCAACAAGCTGGTGCGTCTGGGTACGAATTCGACACGCCTGTTTGCGGCGATCATCAACGAGGAGCAGGCCGGTATCGTGGCAGAGGGGATGCTCACCTATGCCAACAAGATCCAGGCGTTCAAGCCTTTCACCGATCTGATCCACGACATGATCGGTCGTGTCGCCTCGAATGCCGAGGTCTACGACATGATCAAGGCCGTGCGCTCGATGGTCCAGAAGATGCGTCAGCAGTTCCGCGAGGAAGTGCCCAAGATCATCGCCAAGCAGTTCAGCAGGAATCTCACGGAAGCTGAGTGGGATCTGCTGCATAAGGGCATGGGCAAGACCGATCTCGCTTCCCTGGCTCAAGGGATGTCGCAGAACGAAGTGTTGTCGATGCTCAAGGATCGCAAGGCACGCGAAACCAAGATCAAGGAACTGGAAGACCAGATCCAGTCACTGGACAAGCCCTACTTCGACTTCCGCAAGAAGAAGATGCAGGAGCTCGCCAAGTACATGGTGACGGGTCAGACTTCGTCGGATCTGTTGCGCAATGCCCATGCGATTGCCCGCATGGCCGGCACGCCCAACTGGCTGGTCAGCAAGGCCAGCAAGGATCTGGTCAAGCCCATCGACATGCTCACCTCGCTCTATGCGCTGGAGCAGCTCGATGATGTCGAGCACATGAAGCTCTCGATGCTGGCGAACCAGGAAGAGAAGGGTATGAAGTTTGCCCTGTCCTACCTGCAAGGTCAGCGTGCAGATGAGATGACCAAGGCTCAGTCCAATGACCGCGCACTGCTGAATCACTTCAAGGGTTACATTCCCCAAGTGCAGCAGGCCGGTACGTCACTGATCGTCGCCGATGACTCGGAGTACGCGGAACTCACCAAGCGTTCGTATGTGCGCATCGGTGACTACGAAGGCAGCCGTGCTGAGCCAGGTAAAACCAAGAAGGGTTACTACTTCCTGCCGGTCTCTGGTCGCAATGCGTTCCAGCAGGGCATCTTGCAGAATGTTCGTCAGACTGCGGGTGGTGTAGATGTGGCGTCGGGTTACTCGCAGATGGCGTCTGCTGGCCGGATCACGAGTCCCAAGGAAGTGAGCCGCATCCAGTCGCTGGTCTCCGCAGGTCTGGAAGGGGACAAGGAACACTTGCTGCCGATCTTCAACGATCAAGGCGAAGTGGTCGCCTACGAACGGTCGCTGAATCCGGAGATGGTGAACAGCAAGTTGCAGTTCAACACCCGTCTGCATGAGATGCTCGGCGTGTGGCGTGGCCGTCAGGTGGAAGAGGAACTGGCTTCCCACTACAACACGCAACTGATTGACCGTCTGGCCGATATGTATGACGCAGACATGGCCAAGGATGCAGCTAACAAAGACCGCTACATCGATGTGTTCGACAAGCGTGAGCTGGCAAAGGATCCGGTGCTGGCGGATGCGGTGAAGCTGATCACACCGGCCATGAAGCAACAGATCCAGCAGAAGTTCGGCAAGCAGTTTTTCGTGCGCCGGGATATGCTCAACGATGCACTGGGCTACCGCTCGGCCTCGGTGGGCGATGCGTGGACAGGCAACTCCCGCTGGTCTGACGATACGCAGAAGCAGGTTCAGCGTATCGCCATGTCGGTGTTCGGGAACAAGGCCTACCAGTATGCGGTGACGGCGGAAAAGAAGTGGCAGAACTTCGTATCCGATGCCAAGACGATGATCGTCGTCAAGTCGGTGGTGGTGCCGATCTCCAACCTGGTGTCCAACGCTTACCAGCTCGCCTCCCGTGGTGTGCCGATCAAGGACATCATCACCGGCATGCCCAGAAAAACGGCTGAGGTGAAGGCCTACGTTGCCTCCGAGCTGCGCCGTATCGAAGCTGATGCGGAGCTGCGTGCCGCCGAAGGTCAGGGCAAGGTGGATGTGGCGCGTAAGCTCAAGGCCGAGATCCAGTCGATCCGGGATTCGCACAAGCGTCTCTCGATCTGGCCGCTGATCGAAGCGGGTGAGTTCTCCGCCATCTCCGATGGTCAGGCCACCGCCGAGGAAGTGGAGCTCACCTCGGGCCGCTTGAGCGAGTACTTCGAGCGCAAGGTGAACCAGCTGCCGGCAGGTATTCGCACCGCAGGCCGCTATGCGATGATCACCAAGGACACGGCGCTCTTCAAGGGCATGCAGACGGCGGTGGAGTACGGGGACTTCCTCGCCAAGGCGATTCTGTATGACGATCTGACCAAGCGTAAGAAGCAGAGCCGCGAATACGCACTGGCTCGAGTGACCGAAGAGTACGTGAACTACGATCGTCTGCCGGGCCGCTTCCGGGGTTATGTCGAGTCGATGGGTCTGATGTGGTTCTACAACTTCAAGATCCGTTCGGCCAAGGTGGCCTTGAGCATGATCCGGAATAACCCGGTGCATGCGCTGCTGGCGGGACTGGCGCCGACCCCTCCGCTCCTTGGCTCGATTGGCACGCCGATCACGGATAACATCTTCACGCAGGCGGCGAGTGGGAAACTCCACTACAGCTTCGGCTTCGGGCAACTGTTCCACGCCCCGATGATGCTGCCACTGGAGAACATCCTGAGCCGGTAAAAAGAAAAACCCCCAAGTCTCTCAGGCTTGGGGGTTTTGTACTACTGCATCTCTCACTTTCTCAGGGTGAGGACTTCATCTTACCGTAGGTGGGCCAGGGGGAGGATCATCCTCGTCTTTCCCCTGGCTCAGTACGGCGTAGACTACCCCCACTGCCACAATGCCCATGGCGATGTAGGGGGCTGCTGCGATGATGGCAACTGTGAGACCAACCACAGCCGCCACCACGAGGATGACGACTGCCAGCGGATTCATCAGCTGTTCGACACGCGCTTCAGATTGCCGAAGAGGCTACGGCCTGCGGGCTTCGCTTCTGCCGACTGGTCTTGCTCAGCTTGCGGTTCCGTCGAGCTCGGCTCGGCTGCTGCTTCGCTGCCAGGGCCAGCAGTCTCGGTACTCGTCGAGTCCGAAGTCTCGATCATCCCCTCGACGGGCGGCTCTTCTGCCGGCGTCTCTGCCTTTCCCTGGCTGACCGGCACTTCCGCTTCCGGCGTGAACGTCGGGAGTTCGACTGCCTTCGGTGCCGGCGTTTCCTTCTTCACTTCGACGGTCTTGGTGACCGGCTTGGCAATCGGGGCTGCCGGCGCTTCTGCCTTGACCGGTGCTGCGGCCTTAGCCGGCACGATGTCGATGGTGGCCATGAAGCCCGCTTCACCACGGGTAGCCTTCAGGTCAATCTCGACATCCATGCCTTCCTTGATGCTCATCTGGTTGAGGATGAGGTCTTTGATGGCCTGCTTGATTTCTGCTTCGACGATGATGATCTGCATCTTTACACCTTTGCGAAAAGTCGCATGAGATTTTGAAACATGGGTGTCTGCACACCCGCGTGAATGGCTGCTATGGCGTCTGCGCAATGTTCTGCTTTCGCGGCGCTGATCTTGCCGTTGTGCACGGGGAAGTTCGCTGCCGGATACTCCGTTACTGCCTGGGCGATCATCTGTTTCTTGGTGGCGTCTTTCTTGCCCGTGAAGATCTCCTTCACGTCCAAGGCGCTCACCTGGATGATCTCGTGGCCTTCTGCTCGAAGGGCACCGAGCACCCCACAGACGATCCCGTAGGACTTCATGCCGTAGGCCGATTGGGATCCAACCGGCACTTCGACGAAGATCACCTTGGACCGGCGTGCAGCGGGGAACACCCCTTTGCACAGCGTCGTGGCCAGGTGGACATCACTGGAGTTCTGGCGAACCTGCTTCCCTTCGAGATCCTCCCCCTGAACCAGGGAGAGGATCGGTGTATCAAGCACGCCAGAATCCAGATCCAGGTCAGCTTCTGCGATCCCCCAATTTCTCATTGAGGGATCCATGCCGCAGACACGGATCTTCATGGCGTTACTTCTTGCCGAACAGCGACTTGCGCGGAGCAGCGTCACCGCCTGCAGCCGGAGCCGGCGCTGCTGCACGGTTCGATTGCGGGGCACCTGCTGCGCCTGCCTGACCGTCCTTGATCTTGCGGCGGTCCTGCGTCTTGCCCTTGTTCAGGTCGAGCCACGCATCCCAGAAGGTGGCCACGTCCGAACCGGCCTTGGCTTCGACGATGGTCAACTTCAGTTCCGGGTGGAACACCTTGTCGGTGGCGTTCTCTTCGCGCTCTTCCGCGGTCGGAACGTACACGCCTGCGTCATTCTTGGCGTTCTTGTTGACCTTGCGGCGGATCACGCCGAGTGCCACGTGCTGGCCGATGGCGTCGATGAGCATCGGCACCGACTTGTTGACCTGCTTGCCGTCTTCCCAGACCTGGACGATCTTGTCCTCGGCATCCTGCTCCGAGAGCGGCTTGCCGGTCGCGATCTGGCAGATGTCATCGACGATGGTGAAACCCGGCAGGGGCGACTTCTTGCCCGTGGGCTTGCCGTCCTTGTCCTTGGCGAGGAAGAAGTTCTCGCCCTTGGCGTTCGTGATCCAGAACGTTTCGCGGTATTCCTTGCCACCTTCCGTGCCGATGAAGGTGATCGAACGTGCTTGCGAACCCGGCGTTGCCGACTGGCCGGCGTACATGGCCTTGATTTCGAAGTCGTAGATGTCGCTGTCACGCGGGCCGAAGCCACCACCCAGACGGTCGGTGGATTCTTCGAGGCCTTCGCTGCTGAGGTTGCCGAACAGAGTGCTCATAATGTTTTCTTTTGGTTCCGTTGATTGATGTTTTGAGTTCGTTGGTTTAGAGGTCGTAGAACTCGTTCAGGTGATCCAGCAGCTTCTGTGCATCGTTGTCGATGTACGTCTCTGCCTTGTCGAACATGCCCATCGGGCTGCGCACCCGATAGCCTGTCGTCTGCTTCGTGGTACGGGTCTGGTACACGTGCTTGAAGCCCAGTTCCCGCTCTTCCTCGGTGATGTCGAGGAGCTTGCTGCCATACTTCTCCAGTTCCTTGATCGGAACTTTCTTGGCAACGACGACAGTCGAGAAGTAAGCCTCGATGCCGTTGTTCTTGAGAGAGCCCTTGACCGGTACTTTGGTCTTGATCTCCATGTTCTTTTCATCGAGCTCATCCAGCAGGTGGGCAATGATGACTACGGGCTTGCCGAAGCTCGTCACCTTCTGCTGCATCAGCACCTTGAAGAACTGGGCATATTGGCCCCAGGCCTGCATGGTGTTGGCCGAGTTCAGGATGTACTGCGACTCGAACATGTCCATGAGAAACGTCGAGCTGTCGATGATGATGCCTTCGGGCTCGTAGTCGAGCTGGCCCGCGATGGCCGCATCGAATGCCTCGTGCACCTGGTACGGATCGGTGATCCGGTACGCATCGAACTTGTTGCGAAAGGGCAGACGTTTGCCTGCTTCGCAGTTCAGGTACATCCACCTTTCCTGGTTCCGGATGTTGCGCAGCGATGCGCTCTTGCCTTCGCCAGAGAAGCCGGCAACCAGCACCAGCTGGTCGTTGACTTCGCCGATGCTCTGCACATCGTCTTCTTGCACTTCGCTCATGTGTTTCTCCCTGTGCTACCCCTCTCCTTGAGCCAAGGAAAGGGATCAGCGTCTGTCGATGTCAGGCTGCTTTCTTGCCGAACTGTTTGCTCACCGAGACCAGGATCGTGGAACGGATCTCGTCTTCGGTCAGGCCATTGGAGAGCTTCGCGTTGAAGGCGAACACCGCCTGCTGGACCTGCAGCAGATCCAGTCCTGAATCCACCAGTGCCATGGCGTACTTGAGCAGGTTGTTGTTGCGGTTGCCCGTGGCGATGCGTTGCGCAAACCAGCGTTCGAGGTTGTCCATCGAGCCGATCTTCTTCATCTCCGCCTGGTGCTGGTCATTCTTCGAGGTCTTCGGGATGAACGGCAGGGCATCGAGAATCTCGCCATCGAGGTTGTAGTGGTACTGACCGCCTGCAAAGCTCTCCCACTTCTTGCTTCTCTGGTTCGCTGCTTCATCGGTCGGGAACGGGAGCCACTCCATGATGTTGTTCATGAACTCCTTGTACTCGTCCGAGGAAAGCTCCAGCCGGTAGTTGATCGGCAGGATCAGACGGAAGCGATCGCCATGGCCATCTTTCTGATGGCGCTTGGTGGTGTAGGTCATGAACTTGTATTCCTTCATCAAGTCATGCACCACATCCAGCGTCACGCCGTGATCGATGTCCAGCACCAGCAGGTTGAAGCCGGGAATGACGTTCTCCTCGGCTCGGTGGCCCTTACCCTCGTTACCGCCCTTGAAGAAGTGATTGCACCAGTGCAGCGCTGAGCCATCAGCCTGCGTGCCATTGGTCAGCAGATGCAGCTGATCGAAAGGCACCTTCTCCGAGAGGTAGTTGTAGGCCCAGTGCTCGCCGTAGGACAGCGTCATCTCGTCGAGCTTGGTCTCCTGCAAAGTCTCACCTTTATAGAGTTCGATGCCATCGGCAAAGCTCTTCTTGATGATGATGTGATTCTTGTAGCCATAGGCAATGGCCAGCGTCATCATCTCGGTGCGAGCAGCAGCCCCCGTCTTGTAGTAGGGCAGGTTCTCGTTCAGATCCGCGTGCGTGACTTCCTTGCCGCAAGTGGCGATGTACTTCGCCAGCTTCACGTAATTCTTCTCACGATTGAGGATCTTCTCGAAGGCCTTGCCGCACTCTTCGACCAGGAGGATGGCGCTCATGAGGTGATCCATCTCCACCTCATTGGATTCGTCGACAAACGCCAGGGCGCCGGCCAGCTTCAGTGCCTTCCAGTAGCGGTGGGAGAGCTCGGCCTTACGGATCTCTTCGTGCTCGGGCATGAGCTCCGCTGCCGCTTCGCAGGCGATGCGGTACTGGATCAGCTTCACGCCCACGGGCTCTTCCACCAACATCTTCCAGCCGTACATGGCCGGGTCAGCGAGCTTGTGAAAGTGCGCCGACCACTTCTTGATGTTGCTGTCGTTGGTCGGGTTGGTGAGCTTCTTGTAGATCTCTTCCGCTGTCATCGAGTGACTCGACTTGCGCTCGGGTGAGCCCCAGCCGAACAGACACCGGCGTGCGTAACCGGTCTCCAGGAACGAGTAGAACTGGTCTTCCGTCTGGCTCCCGTCAAGGAGCTTGGCCGGTGTGCCGAACAGGAGCATGTTGGTCGGCGTCTTGCCGCTCACATCCTCGCCACGGGTGTTTTCCGCGGTGTTCTTGGTGAGCTTCTGCTTCACCAGCCCCTGGTCGTAGAGCTCCAGAAAGAGCGTGAGCACGTCCGTGGAGTTGATCAGGTTCGAGCCGATCTCGTCGATCTGCAGGTTGATGGCCCCGCACTGGGCGAGGATCATCTTGTTGCGCAGCTGCTTGATGGCAGGCGGTGTGCCGCTATCGAACGTGAAGACGTAGGTGCCACAGCGCTTGTACTCGCCCATGACGCCTTCAAATTCTTCATTCGGATCGGACGCGTTACGTGCAGCACGAGCTGCCGCCTCCTCCCACAAGTGCTTCTCAGCGATCACCGGGAAGGTGTCTTCGGTGAAGCGCTTCTGGAAACCGGCCATGAACTCGCCTTCGATGATGTTCACGGAGAGGCCTTTGCCGAAGCCGGAGGTGGCCAGAGCCAGGGCATAGACGTTCACCGGAACTTCACCACGGTCTTTCGTGACAACGGTTGCACGCATGCTCGCAGCCATCTTCCCGAGGAAGTAGGCAACTTCGGTGCGGAAGAATCCGCGGTCCTGGTTCTGGGACTTGGCGCACAGAACGTCGGTCATCTCTTCGATGACCGGATGGTGGGTGACTCCGGTGAGGTCGATCATGTTGGCTGTTGATAGAGATCTTTCTGTGTACAGATGTCGAATGCCTCGCAGTAGCCACAGCGTTTGACTTCGCCGGGTACGGTGATGACGATTCCCTTGCCTCCTTTCTCGACCTTCCAGAACCCGTTTGCCTCAGCAAGCGTGTCGAAATTCTTGGTCGAGCGCCCCGAGGTCTTGGTGGGGTCTGCGTAATACTTGAACTTGGGGGCTGAGCGCCAAAGTTCTTCATCGGTGCAGTTGGGCACCTGCGCTTCAGGCACGCCCCAGTACTTCTGCACCTGCGTGAGCTTCCAGATCACCCAGGCTTCGGTCTCTTCGAGACTCAGAAGTGGGATCTCCTTGTAGGCCACACGGGACTGCGGGTACTTGGGATTGGCCCGAGCATCCGCTGCACTCCAGTCCGTGAAGATGAAGTTGATGCGGATGGTGTCCTCGGTGATCTTCTCCGGATTGAGCCAGCGATACAGGCTGCCCTGCAGACGATAGTCATCGTCCTTGCCGCCGTAGATCCACGAGTAGACGGTGGTGGACTTGTTGTCCATCACCTTGCCTTCCATCACCATGTCGAACTTGCCGCCGATGGTGTAGACCCGACCGTTGATCTTGATCTGGCGTTTGGCACGCTGCTCGATGTAGATCGGGATCGTTCCTTCCTCTGGCTCAGCGGGGTTGATGCGCACGTGCTCGATGATGTCGTCCGAGTAGCCGAGCATCTTGAGCGCTTTCTTGTGGCCGGTGGTCCACGCCTTTTCGATGGAGTCGTGGAGTGCCTTGCCGAGCGCCGAGGCGATGTAGTCCTGCACGTCCGGCATGGGACGCTGCGCTTCGGGAATGCGATGCGGGAGTACGAGATGACGAAGAGGGCGCATCAGCTTGGTGGCGCTGATGTAGTTCTCATCCGTCTGATAATCGTATTCATCGTGGAGCAGCCACACTGCCAGCGGCAGCGAGATGTCCGAGTTATTGGAAACTCTCATGAGGAGTGCTCAAAAAGAAATGTGGAAAGGCAGCCGAACCAGGGAAAGGAATCAGGGGACGATGCGGTATTTCACAATGTCATCGTCGCAGTTGCGGATCGCCCATGCACGGTAGATTGCCTTCGAACGGCCAATTTTTTGGCCGTTGCGGAGAACGACTTCAACGAAGGTTTCATTCGGCACTGGCAATGTGTCGCCGCCTTCCCAATCGATCCACGAGCCTTTCATGGCATTGATAGCGAGCTTCATCTGATCTTCCTGGAGCTTCAGCTGTTCTGTCAGAACTGCACTTTCCTGACCCAGTCGCTCGAACTGGTAGTGACGCAGCGAACGGTTGGCGTAGTGCACGCGCTTTTCAGCATCGTAGATCGCCTGGTCAGTCTGGCTGCGGCCAGGCTTGCCATTGCCCTGACGAGCAGCAGCCGTGCGCCACAGTGCCTTGAACTCGCAGCCTTCATCGAAGTCCATGCCGAGCGCACGGATAATGTCCTCGCACTCCGCCTGATACGGAGCCTGTTCCTTGCGCTGCGGATTGTCGACACGGCACAGGTAGTAGTTCACCTTACCGCCCGTGAGCTTGGCGTCGCTCATGATCAGAGCCCGCCCTTGATGACCGACATCACCTTCTTGGCTGCGCTCTCGTCCACCTTCGGAGGCGCGAGGAACTCGTCCTCGGTCATGAAGCCGAGCGTGACGATGTTGTTGATCACCACATCGACGATGTCGATGGTCTGGAACTCTTCGCCGAGCTTCTTGAGCAGCTGCATCTGTACGGCCTGCTGCGCCTTGCCGATCATGGCCGAAGGAAGCTGGTCCTTGTCGCCCGTGATGGTGGCGTTCAGCGGAACCGAAGACGGCTGTGCGTTCTCGACACCCTTCACGTGGAAGACGATGGTGGCCGAGACGAGGAAGAAGAAACGTTTCTTGGATGCGGGAGCTTTCATGTGGGCCTCAATTGATGAAGAAGGGGAGCCGGTTTCCCTTGGCTCCCCTCAAACTTATTTCTAATGGACGGATGATAAAGGACGATTTCAGCGGTGTCTAGCGGCGAGTTTCAGTTAACTGACACCCCAAAGAAACGTTGAGTCAGGCAGCGAGTTTCTCCATGGCGGCATCGAGCACGGCGAGGATCTCCGGCTCTCTGGCCCCATTGGGAATGGTGATCTCGTTGGCCCAGGTGGGGAAGAAAATACCGACCTCGCC